CACCAAGTTCAGTATACAAATCAAATCCATGTCCTCTAGAAGGAGGAATAATTGGTACCAATACAGCTGAGTCAGCTATGGGAATTGTAGCATTTGGATTAACTTGAGCTGGAGTTAAATCAACAATTCCGTATGTGTAACCTTGACCACCAGAGACTACCACAGCATCGATTATCTTACCATTTGAATTAACGGTAACTGTTACCTGTGCACCTGTTCCATCTCCTAGAATATCACAAGTGTGTGTTCCTTCAGAATACTTGGAAGTTAGATTACTACCACCCTCTTGAATATAAACCTTTTTGATTTGATTATTATTAATTCGCGAATCACCTGCCTCTCTTACGTTTTGTATTTGACTATCAGTTGATGTTGGCCAATCATTTGGTAATGCAATATATTCAGTCGAATCAAATTTAATTATGTCACTAGGTGCTATTGAATAGAGATATTTCCAAACATATCCATCACCACTTGTACCTGCTGCTGATGGTTGAGTGTCAGTAAAGGTTGGTTCATCTAAAGAGTCTCCTCCCTTCGCACTGTCAGAACCAAATACACCTGAGGAACCATTATCAATGCAAATATAAACCTGCAAGTTACTATTAACAACATAATAATTTGATCCATACAGATTTGTGCTCTCTGAATTAGGTGATTTTTGAGTAGCACTATAATCGTGACGATACATATCGTACTTAGTATTTGCTACCCAATTATTTTTCTTAACAACTCTTCTGACGTTCGCTGCTGATATTTTTTTACCAAATAACGCTGTATCTCTATAATGAGAGAGATATTGAAAATTATCAACTGGAGGTGTATTATTTGGCCAATTAGCACTTGTTGCTCTACCAAATTGCGGGACGCTTTGGATAGGGTCTGCTAATCCTACAAACACATAATAGGAATTTGATGAATCAAATAATGATTCAACAAAGTTATTTGCATTAAATATTCTAAATTGATCTGTGACTACGGCTGGCATATTTATAGTTTTTTATATATTTATACAGTTTTTGGTAAAGCACCTGTATTCCTTAGAGTATAATCTCCTCCTACCCTTTGAATGGTAGGGAAAGTGGTTAAACCTACATCAACAGTCAAACCAGAAACACCTATCGAAATTGGATTTGAACCTCTAGTTCCTTGTGATAATTTACCAAATGATAAGGTTCCTAAACTACCTTTTGGTGTTGTTGATGTGGTACCCACATCGATTGAACTTGCTACCACATTACATTTTATTGTTCCAGTGATTCCAGAGTTGAATACTTGATATACTTGATATACGTTATCAAAAAATGTGGAACCAATGCATACATTTGAGAGACCAGTTTCATTCAAGGATGTTACACCATGACCAACTGTTGTGTTATTAACAAAAACATAATCATTATCTTCTAGACCAGTGTAATTACTAAATCCATCATCTCTTTTTGTTGTAAATGTAATATCTGTTCCACCTGTTCCTACGGTGATGCTAGTAATTCTTGCTGAAAAACCAGTTACAAACCCAACATTACCTGTTCTTTCTAAAGGTGTAGTAGGAGGATTAACAAGAACAATAGGAGGGGTTGTATACCCAAAACCTGGATTTGTTATAGTTGATCCAGTAATCGCACCACCAGAAACAGATAATGTGGCAGTCGCAGTTTCACCAACTCCTATCCCAATAGTTAGTGGAGCACTGAGAGTGACAGTTGGTGCTGATGTGTATCCACTTCCACCAAAGACTGTAGTTAATCCTGTCACTTCTCCAGTCATTTTAATATTTGCTGTTAATGAACCAACTGTAGGTAATGGTGCATTTGAAATTATATTTGTTGGGAAATTAGGAGTCACATGTTCATAATTAAATAATTGAACATCATCCACATACAATGCATTATTTCCAACCATAGAAGTTGTTGTAACATTCGAAATTACCTTCGCAGTTGGGAAAATTTGTGTTGCAATTGAATCTCTTGTTTTCGGTACAATTCTAGAGTTTATAATTTTGTCAACCTTCTGTTTATACAAATGTATTGGTCTGAATAGTGAGGCATTGATTCCCTGTGCAGTATATAAATTAGTTTCAAATCTATCCTTTGCAGTTAGATTGACAACAGTTCTCTCATTTTGTAAAGGTGCAGTGCTAAAACCAGTTATTTGGACATTATCACCTTCTTCAATAATTTTATTGATAGTTGTATTAATTACAGAATCTGCTCCACTACCTTTATAGAAGTAAATTGCTACATCATCATCTTCAGTTGGTGGTGTAGTGAACGAGAATGTAGTTCCTCCCTCATATTGATAATTTTCACCTGGTTTTTGATTGACACCATTTACAAATATCAATAATAAATTTTCAGGTATTATATCTGATCCAGATTCTGTCTGTATACTTAAAAGTTCACCATTGTAGAATAATGGGAATAATGTTCTCTCACCATCTTGTAAAGAATTGATTGAATCGATGAAATCAAATTCGCCAAATTGCCAAGATGAGAAATTATCTTCATAAACTTCTTCAACTTCTAATATGAATGGAGTTATTGGACTAGGAAGATTCTTATCTGTTACAAGACCTACGGGAGTAAATTTGTCACCTTTTCTGAATTTATATCCTGTTCTTGATAATTCAAAGTTTTTAACAGAAAATAAAGTTGTACCAATTCCAGTAGGTAAACCAGATGAACCAACATCTACGCTTATTAAAGCACCAATTCCTGTATCAGGTCCAGTTCCAAATCCAACTCTTGAAATACCTTCAATTTCCATATCATCATAAGATGGACTTGGTACAAATATTTCTGGTTCTTTATAATTTATTCCACCGTTTGAAATGTTGAATATCAGTGCACCACCAACTCCTACTGTTGCATTTATCACAGCACCAGTACCAACATTCTTACCTACATTCACTGTAATTGAATTTGTAGTAGTGCTTGTAATTGCTGTCGATATTCCTGCAACAGGGTCAGTTGATCTTGGATAAGCGTGATTTGACCTGAAATCATCTTTTGCACAAGTGAATGAAATTGATGTTGGTGCGATAGTGACTGTATTACTTCCTGTCAAACCGTGACCATTTATGAATAAAACTAGATCTCCTGTTACTGGGTCATATGTTGCATCAGATGGGGTAAACTGTGCTCCAGTATTTGCAGTTACTGAGTTTGTTGTTGCACTAGCAAATACATGTTCGTAACCAGGATCAAATACTGTTGCTGCAACTGATACACTGTTATATCCAGAACCGAATGTTAAATCACCGTACCATTCTCTTACAAATCCTCCACCTGTGTAAGCGTGTGGAATTGTGCTTGTTCCAACCTGAGTTGTAAACGTAGTTGTAGATGCTATTGAAACAACAGAGAATTTATCACCTATCGTTCCATCAGGGAAGACTCCTGAACCGATTCCTACACCACCAGAAGTGCAAGCAAAGTTTAATCCTGTGAGTAATACTTCATCATTATATCCGACTCTTAGATTATGTTTATTAACTGTTGTAATATCTAAGAGTCCAGTTAAATTATCGTATGCAGCAGTAGTAATACCATTTACTGCACCACTATATGCAACTCCAACTATTGAATTGATTGTTCCAAGTCCTGAAAGTTGAGGTTTTACTTTTGCGGGTACTAAAGGAGCGTATCCTAATCCACCTGTAGAACCAAGAGATACAATGACACCACCTCTTGGTAAATCATTTTGATTGATATCAATATCATTCTTAACTAAAATTCCACCTTCTGTAACTCCTGCAAATGTAACTGTAGTAATTCCTGATGTTCCATCATCTGTTATTGCAAAATTACCATTTGCGTTATTATTTGTAGTTGGTCTTTGGAAAATATTATTAATAAAGAGGATACCATTACCACCAGTATTTCCAATACCTGTGGTAGAACTACCACCAGATTTTAATTCAAATGTTTGTCCAATACCTGTAAATTGATTTGAGATATCATCATATATTTTGTTTGTTGAATAATCATTTCTGAAGTATACTCTACCTTCAAAGTCAGATTTAGCAGGAGGTAAGTTTGATTCATCAAAGTCTATTGATGTATTACCTCTTGGTGCTTCAGTGAAGAAAATTTCACTTCCTACAATATTATAAGAACCTCTGAATATCTTTGCATTAGCGGCATTCGCATGAGTTGCTTTTAGAGTTCCTATGTAACCTCTTTGTCCTTGAATTAAAGGTATGGTTCCCGTTCCACTAATTGGACCTACGGCTAATGTTCCAATTCCTACGTTTGTAACTCTTATAAATTCATCATCAATTTTTAATACATCTTCAATATTGATACCTGAAACATTTGATAAACTAAAGATTGTAGATGCAGCACTTATTGGTCCACCATTGTTTGCCACTTGGTAAACTATATTTGTCTGTGCAATCGGATGTTGAACTAATCCATCAATAGTAATTAATGCCTTTGTAAGTGACTTAGACATTTCAAACTGATGATTATTACCTTCTCCAGCATCAACAAAAGTAACAGCGGCTCCTGCACTTGTTGTTGATATTGAAAATACATTATTACTCTCTCTTATTGCAAATACTGTTGATGGAAGCACACCAGTATTTCCAACACCAGGTTGGTACACCATTGCAACTGAATTAATTCCTGCGAAAGATGCTTGTGGTGTATATGTTAATTGTTCATTATTTCTAAAGAAGTGATTATCTATTGAAAATTTACCGGTTG